AAGTCAACACGTATTCGTTTGTCAATTTCAGCATAATATTCATTTGATTTAGGATCGAAACCTTCTTTTTCCACTAGATCTTTATGAATTTCGAACGCTGTAAATGTCATGGCTCTATTTTTTCCAAACCATTCATTCTTAGTCGCCCAATCTTCAGCTTTTTCATCAACTTGCGGAAGTTCCGGGGTTTTATCCGGTAGGCCTCCACCATATGCAGGAGTTCTCGGCTCCCTTTCTAGTTGTGCTCTGTGTTCTTTTGCAGATTCAAGACTTCGTGCATCACCAGTCAAAGCACTCAATTCAGCTTGAGCTTCAACTTGTTTAGCAGTATCTCCACCTTCAATAGCTGCGGCTAATTTTCCTTTAACTGCATCCAATTGGCTTTTGACTCTTGCTTCTGAATCTTTAAGATAAGTAGAATCTAATTTTGCATATCTAGATTCCCATATCTTTCGTTTATGTTCTACGCCTTGAGCATAGTTCACTGCAGCATCTTTCTGTCGTTCTGCCTCTCTCCATTTCTTAGTTAATTTAGCAATTCTTTTCTTAACACTGCCACTATAATCTTCTAGTTTTTCGTCTTGCGGTTTGCTCTTGTCTTGATCGTCCGAGCTATCTCGAACATCCACATGCTCAGTAGATTCCGCAGGTGCGTCATCGGGCTTAGTAGTGTCTTCACTAACTTTCTCATCTTTTACCTTTTCTGGTTCCGTAGCTATAACACTAGCTTTTTCTTTTTCTTCTGGTAATTCGACCTCGGCACCCGGACCCGTAGTGTCGATGTCTACCATTTTTTCATTTTTCTTTTCTTCTTCAGTTGGCATAGTTCCTCCTATGTTATTACATGTCGTGCAAGATCTGTTCAGGATCTTGTATAGTTGCTAGAATCTCATCTTCATTTAAGATTCTTACTTCTCCCCCTTCAATTTTAAATCGTGACCCTGCATAACGCGCAAAGATCACCCATTCACCTTTCTTGCACCACGGACCATCAGGGTATCGTTTTTTATCACTATAACAATCCGGTCCCATTTCTAGCACTAGCCCACATACAGTGGCCAAGTGTTGTCTTTCTGCTGCTGTATCAGCAATATGTACTCCACCTTTCGTAACCTTTTTAGGTTGAAAAGGTAAAATTAAAATTCTCCATCCTGTTGGTTTAGGAAGTTTTGCGTCTGAAGGAGCTTTATTTCTTGTAGCTTCTTCAGCGGCTGCTTTTTGAGCGGCTGCTTTTAATGAATCTTCTAAGGCTAATTTAACCTTGGGTATGTTTTGGGTCTTTGTCGATTCTGACAACTTTTCCATCGTTTAATTCTTGCTCCTTCTTGTTTAGCAGGTTAGAGATTTCCTGTAGCACTGATTCCAGTGCACTAATTTGTCCGGTAATATATTTATATTTATCAAAATTGTCAACCCCACCAGACGTTACATTAACTGATAAAGCAGCGAGATTGTTTTTTATTGCTCGCTGAAGCTTGTGTATAAATACAAATTCATCCATTATGTCTTCTTTTTCTTTTTCTTTTTAATCTTACTTCCGTGTTCCGCTGTCCATTTCTTAGCAATTTTAGGGTGTTTTAGCCAGAGATATTTTCTTTGTTTTTCTGATTTAAACGGCATTATTTACCCTTCAATTTTTTGTAGATTTATTGCTAAAGGACCTTTTTCGCCATTCTCAACTTCAAATGTTAATTTATCACCTTCGTTTAACTGCAAGCTTGATGCTCGGGCTGCAGAAGCATGAACGAACACATCTTTTTCCTTATCTTCTCGTTCAATGAAACCATATCCTTTTTGTCCATTAAACCACTTAACTTTTCCTTTTAGTAATTCACTTGCCATTATTTCTTTTTACTTCCACCATTTCTCCAAATTTGTGTTCCCTTTATACCAAAAATACTTCCAACTACAAGTATCCAAAGGCTAGTAAACCATGTAGGAAGCGTTGAAAAATACTCAAAAAAGAGCTTTACCTTCTCCATTGCTGTCGGATCGTCACTTATGACTGCCCACATTAAAACAATAATGGGCGCCGAGAGAATGACAAGGACGAATTCGTCCTTCCAATCTGATTGTCGGGCTTCTAAAAGTTTGCCCTGGTAAGATTCTTCACCTCGGGCCATACGTTCTGCGTGCAATAATTGTGCATCAGACATAGCTACTTTCGTTCTTTGTCTATTGGAATAGATTTTAGCTCCTGCTTTGAGGGCCATTCCAGCTAAATTAAACCACATAATATCTCCTTCTTTATTTAGTTTTTGGCTTCATCTTGGCGACTTTAATTCTATTTTCATTCGCCATCTCTTGTTTTTCAATGGATGTATCTGCACGAAGTTCAGCCAGTTCTTCATTCTGATCAATCTTTGTTTCTTGAATATCTTGATTCATCATAGCCTTCATATTTTCTAAATTAAGTCTCTTTTCAGCTTCTTTTCTTTTCGCTTCATTGTCAAGAGCTCTAATATCAAGTTCTCTTGCTCTTAATTTAGCAATTGGGTCATGATCGAATTGAGAAGTGACTTTCTTCTCTTCCTTCATGTAATCTTCTGTCATTTCCGCTATTAGCACCGCTTTTCTAGCTTCAATCTTCTGCTGCATTTGCTGCATCTGCATTTGAGCCTGTTGAGCGCCTTGTGGATTTTGTTGAGCCATTTGTTGTATAGCCATTCCTTGTTGTTGCAACTGTTGCAACTCTTCTCTAAATTCTAATTCAATTTGTTCCTGAGCCATTAAAGAAATATGTTCTAGACAGTTTTTTTCAATCGCTGCATTCATCATCGGAGCACTTCTTGCCATATTCGTTGCCATAAAGTTTAAGTGCGCTGTAATATGAGCTCGGTGATCCTGACCCGGATAAGCCCTAAAAGGAACTCCGCCTAAAGCATCAATATGTTCTAGTGCCGGATCTTTTGGAATCATCGGTGGTTTTGGTTTTAAAATTAAATCAATATCTTTAACACCTAACGCTTCGTACATATTTCGATACACTTCGTACTGGTTGTGCATCTTTGGATTTGAGGCTGCCAGTTGTAACTCCGTTTGCGCAAGAGAGATACGCTGAGTTTGAGAAAAAATGTTGGGGTCTGCAACTGGCAGAATATCTACGCGGGCATCGAAGTCCGTTTGCATAATTTGCCTTTGGCCTCCGACAACATCGTATGGGTATACGGGCGGTAGATAAAGTTTAAAAACACGTGAAAGTAATATAAATTCTCTTTTCATAGAGGCGTATAATCTTTTATGTATGGCCGACATTGTTCGGCTGCCTCTTTCCAACAAGGCCACGGTCGTGCCTACTGCTGCCTGTTGATTTCCCTCACCCACTTGCAAATCCGCAATGGATGCGAATCGTTGGCCTGCTTGAACCACGACGCCCATTAAAGCTAGTAAAGTTTGAGACGGTTCTTTAAACGGAAGCAGCATAAATGCATCTCGTAAATTTCCGCCGGGTGCATCGACATCTCTGAATTCTCCCGGTTGAATCGATTGTGCTTCGTCTCGCATCTTAATTCCACGCATCTTGAATCCAGCAGGAAGGTTCGCTAACGTCCCTGCGTCCAAGAGTTGACGCAATGCCGCCGTTGCCGTACGACTTAATCCGCCAATCATATGAATCAGCCCAAAGCCATAAAAGCCTAGGCCAGGTAAAAATTTGAAATGTACAAAGTATTGAATTTTTTCTTTTTTAGGATCCTTCACTTCATAGTTTCTTCGAATTGATAAAACTTTTCGAGTGCCTTCTTCCAACGCCACAACATAAGGCAGTTTGATTCCGGTAAAGTCTCCTGTTTGAGGATCGACATCTTCAAAACCTTCAATGTCTAAATTAATATGACATTCTAAAATCGTATAGATTCGTTCGTCTCGTCCTTTAGTTACGCCTTCAATTCTTTTCTCTTTTTCCTGAAGTTCGGTTTCCATTAAATGAGCAGGATTCAGTTCAATGTCTCGATAGAATCCTCCCACTTGTTTTTTTCGTACTTCGTTTTCGGACATACGAACAACATGGATGACAGATTCCGCATCATCTAATGAGGTAGCTGTATACGGAACCACTAGGTCATCTGCAGGAACGAACTTAGAAACCGCTCGTTGCATTATTTCGTCATAATAGACTTTTTTAAATGCTGAACCTGCTAAAGGTAAATAGAATAACATTTGGTCGAACTCGGCTTCGTATTCTTTCATTTGTTCCATGATCTGATAGTTCATGTAATCTTTAACCCGTTGTGCTTGTTGTTCTTTAGCCGGGTCAATTTTTCCAACGATCTGAGTTCGTACAGGACCGCCGGAAGGTAATAATTCTTTATAAGCAAGAGACTGGAACTGTGTTACCGCTTCAGCAAGAACCGGATGCGTGGCCCCTGAAGCTCCTTTAAAGGGCTCTGTTCTATTTTCATATTGAAAGCCAAGAAGGTCTAAACCATTCGTATAAGATTTTTCCCAGTCTTTTCTAGAATTTTTGTAATCGGTATAATTAACGTGCAGCTCATTTCCTAAAGGATCGAGTACATCATCAGGAAGAAGGTCTGCTAAATTAGCAAAGTGTCCTTGATCGTCTCCAGGATTCACGGCTCCCGGATCAAAATTAATATCGACACTGCCGTCTTCGTTCTTTTGAATATCCACCGGTTCGGTCATTTGTTGAGCAGTTTGCTGTTGCTGTTCAACTTGAACTTCCTTAGGACTCGGTAGATTTATTGTTTGTTGTACGTTTGGTAAACTCTTATCTATACTTGCCATTTAATTTCCTCAGTGTTGTTTTAATCTTTTTATCCCTGTTTTTCAAGTGATTAGTCTATATCGTCTATGTCTGGAAGATAGTCGTCCCAGTCGGCTTCTCCCTGCTTTTTTACAATGTAATCAGATTCATTTTTATGTACTTCTTGTACCGCTTTCTGTTTCTTTTTAGCTATTATTTTATCCTTGTGAGTTAATTTTCTCTTTGTAGCAAATTCTTTAAGCTTACTGGTATCTGACGTTAAATCATCAACTTTACCAACGACATTTTCTCCATCCCATTCAATGCTATAATCATCTGGACCCTGTGCACGTCCAACAGGTTCTGATTCTACCGCTTCAAATTCTGGGTTTGTTTTTTTACCGGCATATTTACCTTCTTCAATTACTTCACCTGCTCTATATTCTAATTGAATAGGTGCTTCACCCATATTATGAATCGATTCAAATTCAACTCTAACATTCCCTGTATTCATATCCTGGTAAACAGTAACCTCATCGGCAAACTTTCCTTCTCCAAGTTTTTTAGTATGAACAATTTCCCGTTCAACCGTTCCCAGCTTCTTGCTAACATCGTCACCTTCCTTCACGACTCGATTAACGAGCGGAATGAACCAGTCGGGCATGCCTGGAGTGCCTTGAATAATGTGATCACCGGCTTTGACAATTGTTTTACCTTTTCCAGCGAATTTGCCCCATTTAATGAGTCCGGTTCCTGCTGCAACGGTAGCGCCGGTAATTCCAGCGATCCATTTCATAAAGGCTCTTCGACCTTCATCAACTAGCTTTCCTTTTCCAAAAGGAACACGGCCGCCTTGATTAAAATCACTATAATACTCAGGGAATACCCTTTTCATATCTTCAAAATCCAAA